AACCCAGTCATTTTTTATTAACCTTTTTCTTTGGTTTATCTTTTTTTGGCTCTTTTTCTTTAGGCTTCTCATCAGCCAAAGCTAAAGCCCAATTATATACTGCTATAAAAGCAGGAACTTCACGAGCCTTAAGCTCGAAAGTTCCCTCATCTAGAATTTTCATAAGACCCTTGTGCATGGCCTTATCTTGACTATTAAACATTATTAGCCTTTCTCAAAAACCTTAACTGTTCTACCGGCACCATCGCTGATAAGAAATAAGTTAATGTTCTCACCAAAGTCATCAGTGTAACTAGTGTTTTTCTTGATTTCAAGCCCACCTGTTGCAGCATCATCAGCCGTAACACCTGCACTATGACCAAGCCAAATCGAGTTAGTAGATGCGTTTTGGATAGTAATGCTTTTTCTACCTGCTAATGGGGTTGCAACAATTTCCGCAGCAGTAGCACCAACAGTCTCAGTCGTAATTTCAATAGCTACGTTATAAGAGTTGTTAACCCATTGCCTACGATATAAGTCACCAAGCATATCAAACTTATCACCAGTAGTAGATAAGGCAGAAAGCAAACCACTAACACCACGACCACCAATTGCAATTGGCATTTCAGTATAAGGCTCGTCATCTGACACGCTTGAACTTAAATTTGCAGCAACTTTTAACTCACCATTGTTATTAAAAACTAACGGGTGAGCGTCACCAGTAGCACTAACAGGTGAACCACCAGCATCTTGTCTAACACCCATAATTGGAAAGCCAGCGGACGTTAATCCAAAAGCGCTATCCATTGTAGCCATATCGACAAGAGTTGTTTCATCACCTATTGCAACAGAGTCAGTTGTATTAACTAACCTTGTAAAATCAACTGTTAAAGACCCGCCACCATCCGTTACGGCAATACTTGATGTTGTACTATCTAGTATAACATCATCTAAAGTAATTCCACTCATAATTTATCCCTCCCTTATGAGTAAGCCACAATCTCAACTACGTCACCTGTATTGGGTGACTGAAAATAGATAGTTTGAGCTGTGTAAAAGTTATCGTCTGTGAACACACCATTCTTGTTAAGTGTAACATATTTTGTGCCACTTTCAGTTGCGACGTATGAAATTTTTAATGGAGCATTATTTCTAGACTTTAATATAAAGCCTTTTGTATTTGCCGGTAAAGCTTGCGACTGCTCAGTGTTAATAGGACCTAAAGTTATATTAAATGTGGTAGAAGTTGTGTTTGAACTGCCACCTAGTGCCGCTAAAATTGCTTTTAATTCTATTAACGCGTCACTGTCACAAGTGCGAACACATATTTCACCAGTTCCGTCAGTCTTAAACTTTAAACGTTCAGCCTCTTGAACAGTGCAAACTGCTGGGTCAACTGTCGGCACTTGGCACCTCTTTTACTTCATCCTGAACAGTAAAATCAGATTCTATGTCTAAATAATACCAAGCATACCATGAAGCCTTAGCAAACATAATTTGATAATCAAACTGCATACCATGTTTTGTATTATTTCTTAACATAAGACGGCGCAGTCCGATTTCAGACCGCGCCTTTAAAAAATTAGGAATACGAGTTGAGCTAGGTTGACTCATTAATTATTAGTTATTGTCCTTAATAATTAATGGAGAAAAACCACCAGTTACCTGAAGAGCTTTTACACCAAAAAGAGCATCCATCGCCCAGCGTCTTGCTCCTACTCCATAAGAATTAGCACTTTCGCTATCCATAGAAGGTGAACGCTGAAAACCAAGGGCCATACCATCTTTACCGTAAAGATAATACTTAGAAGCCGCTAAACCATTATGTCGTATCACTGGTGAACCATAAAGTGTTCCGATCTGACCAGCTCGAATTGCAGTGTTCGGTCCATAAATTTGGTTCTCAGTAAACTCAGCAACTTTCAATAAAGCTTTTTCTTGGTCAACACCAACAAGCCAAACTGAATCCTCCATCATACCTTCAGCAGCAAGATAAGATTCGCGCATATCTAAAACAATATCGCGTGTAATATCACCAACCGCAGAAGCTTGAACAGTGGCGGTAGCCTCAAGCTCAGTTATAATTGCCGTATCGACAAATCGACCGTGAGCAGATGCAGCACGACGAGCACATTCAATTTGAAAACTCAAAGTTGATTGCATTTCATCATTTACATCAGCGATCCAAGCCACATAAGGCTTTTGATCTAGATCTAATTGGTCAACTGTAGATGTTTTTAAAGTTGCATCCCCAGCAGCGGCACTTGTTCTGTTAACAGCAGTAAAAGAAGTTAGTTTTGGAAAACTAATACTCTTAGCACCTTTAACAGCAAAACGCGAAACATCTGTAATAGTTCCAGAAAGTTGCGCACGAAATTGAAGTTCTCTTTGAACTGCGGCGGCAATTAGGTCTTGCTGTGTAGCACCTAATTCCGTTACGCCATGAATTGCATCAGCCATTTAAAATTCCTCCGTGAAATTATAATTAAATTTAAAATGCCCCTTTCCTACTTAAACCATCAATTTTTGCAGCTTCATCCATGATTTCATCCATAGACATTTTGCTATAATCCGCCCCACCACTATCGACGGAACCAGGTCCGCCAGGCGAGCGTGTATTAATTTTTGGCCCAGGTTTGGAAAACAAATAAGGCATATTTCTTTTTGCATCATCAACTAAACCTTTTAATTGGTCCGCGTCAGCCACAAAAGTTTCGTCATCAACAGAAACTCCAGCTAAATCAACCAATTTACTAAGAGCTTTAACGTCAACGCATCCAGCACTAACAGCTTGAGTTTCGAGTTGATTAGTTAGGGATGAATAAGCAAAATTACCAAGTGTAGATTTTAACCTTTGATCTTTTTCTAAATTTGATTTTCGCAAATTTTCGATCAACTCATCCTTCTTACCTTCAGCAGCAAGTTTGTCTTGCTCAACTGAATTTAATCTTTCCTCAAGACTTTCAGCCTTTTGTTGCCAATTTTTTAGTTTAGCAACTGTTCTTTTATGTGTTTCGTACTGTACTGCGCCCGTAGATTCGGCTTTACCAGAATCAACAGTTTGAGTATTTTCCTCTACAACGGCATTACCAGTTGCTTGAGGCGCGGCATCGCCAGCCATTTCTTCACTCATTATAACTCCTTAGTTTAAAGTTTATCAAGTTTTTGACTAACCCCAATGGCTCGTCTTAAAGCTTTTTTTACAATCGTATTAACCCTTTTTCTTATCTGGACGCTCTTTTTAACTCCGCTACCAGTAAAAAACTTAAAACCCCTAGACCTTAGTTCTTGGTCTAAATCATAGTTTGAAGGTGTTTTTTCTTTATTTTTTCCAACTTTAAATTTATAAGGTTTCCTTGGTGATTTTTTAACGAATATTTCTAACGCACCAAATCTAAAGATAAATGTCAAGGCATCTACTAATTGTCCAGTGATTGTGACGTTTGAAAATGGTGGCGTAAATGCTGGATGGGTTTTATCCAGTCCCGATTTTTTTAACGCGTCTCTTATTGCCACGCTCGAATCTTTTAGCTTTGGAAATTTCCGACTGTCGTTTAGGGGTTTCCCCCTTCTCGCCTCGCCAGCCACTCGCCCAATTATAAATTCTGCTACCTCTTTGTTCAGTTGTCGGCTTTTTTTTACTTTACCAAAAGACTTTAAAACCTTATTGGCAGCGGATCTTGAGTCAAATTTGAAATTAACTTTTGCCATCTTTATTAATCCTATCAAGTAAACCCAACACAGCCGCTTCAAACGCGCTTTTACCCTCTTCTTGCTTGGCCCTAAGCGCTGATTTAATTTCACTGCTAAATTTGTTTTTAATAGCAGTTAATTCCTTTGAGTTTACACCAAAAAATGGTCTTTGTGGCATTTTTAACTTACTATCATTTTCCTTGCCAGTAGAATGAGCGTAAGCTTTCTTTTTTTCTACCCTTTCAACAATTCCAATTACTAATTCATTACCCTTAATTGATTTAATATCAATACTTTCAAGCATGTCACCAGTAAGGGTTAGATTTACTTTGCTTTTCTTTTTACCGAAGGCTTTAAAGTCCTGACTACCTGCGTACATCTTTGAATAAGGGCTTTTTAACTTAACTTCTTTACCTTCTTGACCTTTAAATAACATTCCACGACCACTCTTAGTGCGGCTTACTATTTTATCTATTATAGCTTGAGCAATTGATTCCTTAACAGCTCTGGCACCAGTAAAGTCAACACCAAATTCTTTTTTTAGATCAATAGTCTGCTCTATTTTATTTTTCTTTATTATCGGTGCAGACATTATTCATCTTTACCTATTTCTTCTTCAACTTCTGGTTCTTCTACTGGTCTTGTTGGAAATAATACCTCTTGTTCACTTATTTTTTTCAAAACCTCAATGGCTGACTCTTCATTTATATTTCTATCAATCATAATGGCTTCAACTTGTGATATTAAACCAAGTTCTATTTTACGCTCGATTTCATCTACTTTTTCAATATCTGTTTTAACAAACTCTGGACCTCTAAATTTAACATCTTGAAAAACTTCATCTGAAATTGTAGCAAGATTTAATTCATCCCTTAATCTGGCTTCATCACTTACACCTTGCATAACATTTGACCAATCTTTTACTAGTTCAAATGTTTTATATTCTACACGCTCAAATAAATCATAATCATCTTGTGACGCTTCAAATTTATCAAGCATACTAAGAAGTCTATCTATTCCGCTTGTAAAACTACGGGCATCACCCTTGCCGCTAACGGTTTTTGGATCAATTCCGCGTGACGATAAAAAGAATTTAACTTGCGCCTCTAGTAATTCCAGGCCAGCAGAAATATCAGGAGTTGGCGAAACAAACTCAAAGCTAGGTTTTGTTTCTGGAGCATTAGGGTCTAGTGGTAGCCATAAAATATGGTTCGGACCTACGGTAATGTTCTGCGGTTGTTTTTCTGAAGTCATTACCGCTTGAGCATAGCCTTGTAATCTATTTATATTTGCTAAATCGCTAAGACCAGCTCCAAATTCAATTGAAAAATTAG